GGTATCCGTTCTGCTGAAGTGTCATGGCGTTGATTTTACGGTGACTCTTCGACAGTGAAAAGAAAAAAGGCCGCAGAGCGGCCATAAACACAAACAAAAATCAACAAGTTAGATAATTATCAAAGACTTACAGACACACAAAAACACAGCCAACCACAACAAATAACAGAGATGTGGTCAATTTGTGGATCATCAGCCAACAAATTTAGCAACAAATACAGCAACCGCCGCCGTGAAAATGGTTGTGCATACTGGCACAATAATGCCACTCCAACGCCACTTCGTATTATCATCAACCTTGTCAAACCGCCGATTCATCTCATCCATAATCTTGTCAAAGCGTTTATCCATCGCTTCGGTAAGCTCACCCTTCAGGCTGTTAATGTCTGATTTGAGCTGCTCTTTCAGGTGAGCTGTATCAGATTTAAGCTCACCTTTCAGATTCGCAATATCGCATTTAAGATCACCTTTCAGATGAGCAATGTCTGCTTTGAGCTCACCTTTCACCTCACCAACATCGGCTTTGGTTGAGAGGTTTGTAGTGCGTTCAGCAAGCGTCGCAAGGTCGTTTCTTGTTAGCGATAAATCACCTTCGAGCCGCTCAATTCGCCTTTCAAGTTTATCTGACATTCCGCCTCCACTATCACCGCCTCCCCCATCGAAAGAATTGCCAATGTCCTCACGAATAAGGGTTATGCCATGCTCACTTTTAGCATATGCCACTCAGATTCCCTCCCAAACTATATATCCTTTGTCTCTTGCCCAACAAACAACTGTGTGGGCTGTATATGTGGATGTGAAGCCGCAATAAGAACATGACACTTCATACCGAGTATTGTAGATGTTAATGGGCTCGTTCTCCTTGTGTATGGGAGTGACATATTCCCAATCATTTGAATCATCATAATCATCAAGTTCAGGGTCTGTGCCGTGAACAACCGTATGTGGAATAAACAAATCTGGGCGCCCACACGAGAGACAAGAGGTTCTGGCTCCTCTATCTTTGAGGAATTGAATAAATAATTTGGGCGAAATCTGTTGCAGAACCTGCAAATGCCCACGTTCATTATCATTAAGAGACCTGTCTGCATATGGAAAATCATCAAATTTAAGAGGCTTCATATAAGGCATCTCCAAGGGGATTAAATCTCACCGCATCCTGCAGGTAATCCGGCGCAAGATGGGCATAAATCATCGTTGTCTGAATCTTTGCGTGCCCCAAAATTTTCTGGAGGGTCAGAATATTGCCGCCGTTCATCATGAAATGACTGGCGAAGGTGTGGCGCAGCGCATGAACAGCCTGGCCGTCAGGAACATCAGGTGCGACCGTTTTGATGACATCGCGAACCAATGAATAATCCAGCGTCGGAAACACCAGTTTCCCGCCCCGTTTTTTGATCTTTTCAAACAGGCTTTCAGAAATAGGAACGGTACGGTTTTTGCTGTTCTTCGTTTTTGAAAAAGTGATTCGACAATGAAGAACACGGCGCTGCTCCAGTGCCGCTACCTCGCCCCATCGCGCCCCGGTCGACAGAAGGATTTCGACAGCCAGCCGTTCATCGGGATTTTCAGCCAGTGCATCCAGCAACTGAACACATTCAGACTTACTCAGGTATCCCATTTCGCGCTCGTTAACCTTCATTCCTTTAAGGCCTTGAACGGGGTTATCGTTAAGAAAATGGCCGGATGAGATGAGTGCGGTAAACATCGCGCTTAACGCCCCAATCTCTCGATTAATGGTGCTGGGCTGTATCCCCTGCTCTATCCTGGACACACGTAGCTCGGTGAGCATCGTTGTATTAAGTTTATGCACACACGGGTCATCCATTGCCTCACTCAAGCGCAGCAATTTAAGGCGCGTGTTATGCCCTGACTTCATTAGCTGGCCGTGGTATTTCCACCACAAGTCAATAAGCACCGACAGCGGACGGCGATCAATGGAGTTTCCTTTCCACTCATTGTTATGCTGTTGCGCCAGCACCCACCGCTCATATAAAACTGCATCCGATTTCGTTTTAAATTTTTTGCGAATGCGTTTGCCTTTACGCCCCTCAGGACGCATGTCAAGAAGATACCCTCCCGGAATTGATTTTATGCTCATTCGTGAAGCCCCAGCGTTACAAGACCACCATGCCCCCAGCGTTCCATGATTAGCCGGGCTGTGTGCCAGTCTTGCGGGATTTTTGAGAAGACGATGTGTTTTCTGGCCCATCAGGGGAGAGAGAAGGACTGATCTGCCCAGCAGCCTCATTTGTTTTTCCCGTCATAAGCCATATAGTGTATTTTTCGAAATCCTTAGAATTAATTACGCGATCAACAACGCTTAAACCAACCTCTCTTTTACCGCTCTCATAATTCTTTATAGTTCCGAGATTTATCCCAGTAACATCAGCAAACTCAGCTTGAGTTAACCCTTCACTTTTCCGTATCTCTTTCAGTTTTTTTTCATACCCACTTGACATGGTAGTCTCCAGACGACTAAATTAACCCTAAAAGTCGCCTAGAGACGACTTTTAGCAACAAATAAACACAGACTGAACAGGTTATCACATCATGACAAAGCTCTTGAACACATACGAGCAAGCGGATTTTGAGCGTTTGGCGGCGTTCTACCCATACCGCGATGAGCATGGATTACCGGTACTCGAAGAAAGCCTGAAAGATTACGCGAAGCGTACCAATCAAACTGTTAATGCAGTGAAAAGGCAGGCTGACAGAGCAGCCCTTCCCATCAACCAAGAAGAAAAAAACTCAAAACGTACAGTAAATCTCTTCGCAATTTTCCTGAAAACCATCAGAAACGCAGAGAAATACGTGCAGATGACAAAATAACGAGGTGTCATTTTATGCTGAAGCAACGCCGTAATTTTTGTACCGGAACAGAACGCCAAGCTAACCGTTTCGCTACCAGCGCATCACGCAGCAACATCCGCTACAGCCTGAGCGAGACACACGCAACGCCAGATGGCCATACAGTAAAACAAATTGGCGAACACACCTGGCTGATTGAAAAAGCTGGAATCGTGGTTCACAGATGCCAACGCAACCCATTTACCGGAAACCGCATTTTTGCTCTGAGCAACGGCGACAATCAGTTTGGACAGGATTTCACATTGTACGAAGCACTTCGCACGGTTGATCGTCTGCTTCGCGGGCAAAGTTTTATTAAACAGACTGATTTATAACAGGTGCGTTATGACCAAAGAGCATGCACAAGGTGTATTTATCCGTTTTATTGATTTTCGCGGTGAACTGTTATTGCGCGCATCAGCTATTGATGGAGTTGTCCCATCAGAAAAAAATGCAGCTACTTACGTTTATCTGAACGGCACGCGCCTGACCGTAGAACTTCCGTACCAGACTGTACACGGAATCATTAGCGAAGCTGAAAAAGCACGTAAGATTAATGGCGATGAACCCTATATCGAAATTATTTGTATGGATTCAGAAGCTGAAATTCAGAAAGCAGATTAAAGGGCGTTGCGATGGGCAAAGAATATAAAACTCTCATTAACAAAGCACTTGAGCGTTTTTATTTTCGCTTAAGTGCATCAGGCGCTCATGCTGAACGTGCGGCCCGTGACTCATTGACCAGAGCAATCCGAAGTCTGTATGACGTGGCTTTTTACGCTGATGATCTGGATGCACTTAACGAACTTTCCGAGCTGATCTGTGCCGCAGAATGCGGGGAACATATTGAACCGTATAAGCTGGGAAATATCGCATGAGTATATTTATCTCATGGCTTGTTCTGATTATTTCGGTGGCCTGCGCCATTGGGATTATGCGAATTATTAATTCAGTGAAAAAGATTGAACGCTTTTTCACTGGCGAATAACAGCGCAAATAAAACCACAGGTTAAATAAGAAAATGTAAAAACAATCCGCATTCGCGGAGGTATTCACACACGCCAAGGAGGCGTAATGGCAATTAAGCATTTTCCTGTCGTTCGTTTTACCTCCAGAGGACGTGAATACGAAGTCGACGAACGCCTGATTACCACAATCGACAAACACCGTTCGGAAAAGGATGCACACCACATCTACCTCACTGACGACACTTACTTCTGCGCCACCAACGTGGCGCGGGTGAATCTTATCCGACAGGTACAGGAGCCACGCAAATGACCATTCTGGACTACATCACTACACATCCGGGTTGTAGCGGCGGAGAAATCGCCGCAGCACTGAACACCCCAACCACAGCTATTAATGCTGAGTTACGCCGACTTTGGCGCGGCGGCTTAGTCATCAGAACAAACCGCAGCACAGGTGGTCGCGCTCGCAAAACTGGAGGCCAGGCTTCTTACCACGCAAACCCGATGCCGTTCGGGTGTAGCAATCCACTTACTCACATGTTTAACCAGCTACTGAAGGAAGCCAGAACATGAGCACCATCAACCACCAGAAGCTACGCGAACTGGCATTTGCCCTGCAACGAATGGCAACGCCTCAAAAATTACTGGCATTTCGCGCAATGCTCTCGCCGTCTGCTGTGCTGGCACTGCTGAATGAGCTGGAGCACGCCAGAACCACGGCCCCTGCCATTCGCCTGACGCTCCATCATGAAATCGCTGATTTCTGCGCGACGTTGGAGGCGCCGGGCGAACCGGAAACGCCGGAAGCAATACAGCAAGAGCTGCTGCAACGCATTGACAAGGTTTTTGATTTTTTTCTGAACCAGTAAGAAACCAGAACATGCACACACAAAAAAACCGCTTGCCATGCCGCAATCAGTCAGGTTACATTTCCGCTGCACCTCATAAAACGGGTGCCGGGATTTCCACCCCGCTGACAACTACAGCGCACAACCGCGCCAGCGGTTTTTTTGTGCGTACTGTATCGCCACGTCTTTTTCGCACACGAATTATGGTGGGGCGTACGGGGCCGACTTCGGTCGGGCCGGGTTCTGTAGTTGCCGGTTGTGGAAACCCTGTACGTCTCACCACCCCGAGTTTTCCACCTCTGGATGGTGAGTTTTCAAAACTTGCAACTACAGAGGCCACACCATGGCAAACCGCAAACAACAGCGCGCATACGCTGCGCGTCGTCACATCCAGACTGAAATCAACCGCAGACTTTTCCGCGCATCACGCGTCGCGCAAATCATGCACATCAATATGCTGCATGAGCGCAGCTACGCACTATCAAACATCTATTCCGCCTCTGTTTTCAGCTATCTGGCGGATGATCTGCGCGAGCTGCAACAACTCTTCCAGCAGCAAAACAAACTCCATTAATTCCTGTTCCGGGCCTTTCCTGCACCTTGCGGCGGGAGGCCTTCGCACATCTGTAGTAAAGAGAATTGCAGCATGATTGACGCTCATGACTTCACAAGATGGGTGCGCACACAGGACACCCGTCTGGCTCCCGTTCTTCAGGGATTATTTGATCTCTACATCCGTGGTCGTGACAACAGAGCACGCACCACAAAACCGGAAAATGCAGACACCCTTTATTTCACAGTAGACGACTGCTACCGCGTGGACTTCACACCACACGGGCTGGCGTTGCACTGCCTGACACCACACGGAGAATCACTGCTGGCGTATTACGACTCCCCGGCCTCCGTATTTGCGGCAATGCTGGCGCATCGCACTGCTGGCGGGTGTGCCTCGCTGAGTGAATACACCGCTGAATTTAACCGCCTTTCTGCCCTCTTCTCGCAGAAGTGGCAGCGCGTGACGGGATACCAGCCATGAGTGAGTTTGCATGGAGCTGGAATGAACCACGGCCAGCCATTGATCCGGCCAGATTTACGGAGCACAGGCAGGAAACTGAAACCGACCTGCAACGCGCCATCCGTTACTACCTTGAGGCAGACAAAAAGGCTCTGGAAGAACAGGAAGCGAAGGAGGAAGCCTTTTTCGCACAATCCACCGTGGGTAAAAAACTCATGGCATCCCTTGAGGAAGCCGGACAGCGTGAAAAGCTGGCACAAAGCATCATCAGCAAGCGTCAGGCAACAGAACAAGACCCGGTGGCCCGTGCTTTTGCCACACTGAAGGTGCTTCCCGTTTATCTGCGTGAACCTCTGAGCCGCCACCTCTCTTTCCTGCGCAAAAAACAGGAAGCCGATCGCCGGAAAGGCAAAAAGAGCTGGCAGGCGGAACGCTACGCGCGCGGAACCCTGCGCAAAATATTCGAACGTCTGGACCGCACCGATCACCGCTGGCTGACACCGGGTTATCGCTCCCTTGCCGGACGCGAACGCCTGGACGATTTGCTTTACCTGCCGCAGCTCAACAAACACCAGATACAGACGCTGGCCACCATGACGGCGGCGATGTTCAGCAGCACCTTCGAAAAACTCTGCGATGGCTTTGGCGCGACCGATGGCGAGCTGACCATGGATGTAACGCTGAAGGCGTATCAGATGCTGGCCCGCATGGCGTTACACCTGCACGCCATGCCTCCACATTATGACGCACTGACAACAGACAAAGACCGGAGGAACGAACCAGACACGGAGCTGCTGCCGGGCGCAATCCTTCGCCTGACCTGTGCGGAATGGTGGAAACGCAAACTGTGGCTGTTACGTTGCGAGTGGCGGGAAGAACAACTCCGCGCCGCCTGTCTGGTTTCCAGAAAAACATCGCCCTATCTGAGCCAGGACGCGTTAAGCGAGTTTCGCGCACAGCGCGAGAAAACACGCGATTTCCTGAAAAGTTTCATGCTGGAAAATGAAGACGGGTTCACGATTGATCTCGAGACGGTGTATTACGCGGGAGTAAGTAACCCGGTTCACCGTAAGGCAGAAATGATGGCCACCATGAAGGGACTGGAACTTCTGGCCGAAGCCCGTAGCGACAGAGCGGTGTTTCTGACCGTCACCTGCCCGTCAAAATACCACGCAACAACGGAGAACGGTCATCCGAACCCCAAATGGAACGGGGCCACCATGCGCGACTCTAGCGATTACCTGGTTAACACGTTTTTTGCGGCGGTCCGCAAAAAACTGAACCGCGACGGCCTGCGCTGGTATGGCATCCGCACGGTGGAGCCTCACCATGACGGCACTGTGCACTGGCATATGATGGTCTTTGCACATCCGGACGAGATTGAAACCATCGTGTCCCACGTCTGCGATATTGCCATTCAGGAAGACCGCCACGAGCTGGGCAATGACATAACTCCGCGTTTTAAGGCGGAGTACGTCGACGGCTCAAAAGGCACGCCAACCAGCTACATCGCCACCTACATCGGAAAGAACCTGGACAGCCGCACCGTGGATGGCATCGACCCGAAAACGGGCAAGCCACGCGTTGACCACGAAACAGGTAAATCAATGGCCGAGAGCGTGGAGCGCGCCATCGGCTGGGCGCGCCTTCACCGGGTCCGTCAGTTCCAGTTCTTTGGCATCCCCTCCCGTCAGGTGTGGCGTGAACTGCGCCGCCTTGCCAGCCAGATGGCACGCAATCCGGAAGGCCCGCAACGGCTGAAAGATGATGCAATGGATGCGGTACTCGCTGCCGCCGATGCCGGGTGTTTTGCCACCTACATTGAAAAACAGGGTGGCGTGCTTGTTCCACGCAAGGACTACCTGATTCGCACCGCCTACGACCTCGCAGATGAGCTGAACGATTACGGCGAACAGAGCGTACAGATTTACGGGATCTGGTCACCACTCATCGGGGAATCCTCCCGTGTGTGCACGCATCCGGATAACTGGAAGTTGGTAAGACGTAAACCAGAACCAGAAGACAACGCCCACGAAAATGGTTTTGACCTTCAGGGCGGCCCTGCCGCCCCTTGGACTCGTGGCAATAACTGTCCCCGTGTACAGGAAACGGACAACAACGGGACAGAACAGCCGGAAGAAAGGCCAGCACCGTGGCCGCAGCTTCCTGACGGCGTTGACGTGAATGAATGGATGCGCTCACTGAAACGGCACGAACGCCGGGCGCTGATGCGTTCGCTGCGTGACAAACAGGCAAAAAACAGCAGTGATGAAATGCAGAACTGGACACAGAGCCGCAAACAGCCACGGCCTTTGCCTGATAACCACGAGTTACTCGCTAAAGAATGGCGGGAGTCTGCTGAATCTCTCGGCCTGCATATCGGTGAACAGCAGATGCAGCACCTGTTACGGGGCGGCAGTCTGTACGTTGACGGCAGCATCATTGCACCGCAGGGATTTGAAATTGTACGCAAACCAGATACCCGCCCGGACAGCCGAATCACGCAACTCTGGCAGCGCCTGAGCCGTAATCACGGCGTAAGCAGCACGGAGATCCGCCATAACCCGGTCGCCAGCTATCTGGAACAGCTGGGGGCATCAGACCCCGAAGCCGCCGCACACCTGGCATCCACACTTCAGCAGGACCAGAACACCATGAAAACCCCCGTTACCGTGCTTTCTGACATGCTGCGCGCCATCCGTGACGCAGTGCACGCACAGAGAATCAGTGAAACCACTGAACGCGCCCACCGCAAAGCAGACCTGCTGCGGGGTAGCCTGACCAGTGGAAACAAAAAACAGACAGAAACGGGACTCACAAATCCCGTAAATGAGCAAAAAACGTGCCGCGATATATGAAGCGCGCACAAAACAGGCAAAAGCGGGATTTAAAAATCCTGTAACCGATTAATTAATCAACACAAGGAAAAGCGACATGAAAATTTGTATCGACGACGGCTCCACCAACATCAAGCTGGCATGGACTGAGAACGGCGAACGCCGCAACGCCATCAGCCCGAACAGCTTCAAGTCGGAATGGTCTGCGCCGTTCGGTGGCACGCAGCCCGCGAACTACATGCTTGATGGCGTGCGCTATGGTTTTGATCCGGTCAGCGATCGCTTTGTCCAGACGACCGACACGCAATACCAGTACAGCGATGTGAATATAATTGCCATTCATCACGCGCTGGTCAAATCAGGCATCACACCACAGGAAGTGGATGTGGTTGTCACCCTGCCACTGAGCGAGTATTTCGATACAAACGCACAGCCGGACATGGCCAACATCAACCGCAAAAAAGCGAACGTCATGCGCCCGGTGGAGTACCAGAACGGCGAAGCATTCACTATCCGTAACGTACGGGTTATGCCTGAATCCATTCCGGCTGGCTTTAAGGCACTGGCTGACATGAGTCCGTTTGAATCCCTGCTGATTGTGGATTTGGGCGGAACCACTCTGGATGTGGCAAAGGTTCAGGGGCAACTGGCAGGTATCAGCCAGGTGTTTTGCGATCCACACGTGGGCGTTTCTCTGATGGCCGATGCCGTACTGTCGGTGATGGCCACTAACGGTATGCGCACCAGTCACCACATCGCCAATACCATTATCGAACATCGCCATGATGAAGCCTGGCTGCGCCAGCACATCCACAATGACGCGCATTACGCCAGCCTGATGGCGGTTATTCGTGAAAAGGAAGAAACACTGAAACAACGCGTGATCCGCGCGCTGGCGGGTTTTTCGGGTTACGGGCGGGTGATGGTTGTCGGTGGAGGGGCGGAGATTGTGGCACCCGCTATCCGCGAAGCCTGCGGAGTTAATGCGACTTTCATCGCGGACGGGGTGCCACAGTTTGCTCTGGTTAATGGGCTGTACGCAATGGACAAGGAGTAAACCAATGACGACTCCAACCAGACGGATAAGTTTCTATCTGAAGCCCACCGCCGTCAAGAACGAAGGAGAAGCATGCGCCTGGCTGGACAGCCTTACACCAGAAGCCCGCAAAAGCGGCCAACGCGTGGCTTTTCTGGCCGGGCTGGCACTTCTGAAAATGAATCCGGCAGAGGCTTATCGACTGGCTGCATGGGCTGGTGATGAAGCGTTATCAGTGACACAAACCAGGACAGAACGCCCCGCATCACAGCCAGTATCAACCGCACAGATAACCAGTCAGATGGCCGGAAATATCCGGGCGTTATTTCCTGAATAACACAACATCAGGGCGAGTTCGCCCTGCTCTCCACCTCAGAACATAAACAAGGAGAACGACTTAATGAGCGAAATCAACTATCAGGCATTACGTGAACGTTATTCACCTGTGCCAGTACCGAAATGCCCTATTTGCGGCGAGGAAATGTCAATTCAGCGAATATCTGGAGCACAGGTTGTTTATGCCTGCTCCGGTTATGGTGATGATGGAGATTTCAAAATTGGCCGAACTCTTGCCGACGAACATTATGAAAAATCACGCGTAACAGTGTTGGATGTCGGGGATCCTGAAGTATTGGCGCTACTTGATTGGCTGGAAACCAAAGACAACCGAATCGCTGAACTGGAAAAAATCGCCACTGACTATGCACTTAAATTCCAGAAAGCACAGGACGCATTAAAGTATGCCGCTTTGCTGCATAGCAGGACGGCGCAACAAACAAATAATTTTGCAGTATCGCTTCCGGACATAAGCGAATATTTCATTAATGACGTATTTCAGCCCTTGCGATACGAGCGGGATGTTGAAAGAGCCATCATAAAGGCTGGCGGAAAAGCATTGTGGCAGGAGAAACACGAGGACAGAACGCATCAGTCCTGCGATGTAAATCGTGGATGGTTTAGCCCACTGACGACAGATAAAAATAACACCTGATCCCCCTCAAACCAGGGCGATAATCGCGCATCGCCCTGCTGCACAATAGTGCACAAGTTTGCACAATTTTTTTGAACGACTTTTTACCCTTCCGGCCCGCATGGCGGCTGGATCCGTCAAGGATCCGTGCGTGCACAAAAAAACGCGCTTTTTCTGCGCGCAGGTGACGGGGGAACAGCCCGCGTTTCAGGGGGTAAATAGCATCCCCTGAACGATGTCGCAGCGACACAACAGAATGGCTGTATTTCTCACGCTGAGCGTGAAAAAGACGTGAGGGCTTTTGATTTGATGGGTGGCAGATAAGGCCGTCAAAATCGCACTGAGGCGGCGAGAACATGCAGTCAACGCGGTGGGATTGCGTAAGAGTCTGACCGCCGATGATGACAATAAGCAGAAAAGCGTCGTGAAATTATCTGATTGATACAGGAGCTGGAGAGTCGGGGCATAAATTTTTTATGCCCCGGCGAAGCAGCAGACAAGCGAAGCGCGTCAGGATGTGGGCTGGGTATCTAGCAGTGCGTAAGGGTTAAAGCGGATCACCTCTTCGCCAAGCCAGTCATTGATGTGCTTCATGGCCTCCATGACGGGCATCAGCTCGTTAATTGCGTAAACCCGCGCGGCCTTCTCCACATCACCAAACGCACTTTTTTCGCCCGGCATCGCCCCCATCAGTTGCGGCGGAACGCGGTGCGCAGCCAGCACATCATCACGGGATGCCGCCTTAACATTCATGAACTCATCCTTTGCAGTGATCTGCTGGAACGGCAAAATTTGCACACCTTCTTTGCCCCCGTTGGGCGCATGGATGAGTACGTTTTTAAACGCACCACCACCACGCGCGCCCTGTAACGTTTCTTTCAGGGAGTCCATGCTTTCGCGGTTTACCTGCGCTGCACCGATGTAGATGATGCACCCGGCGTGGGATCCGTTGTCGTAGTACAGTTTTCTGAACATGTCCGCCGAATGAGAAAGGCTGGCCGAGAGTAATGCGCCAAGATATTCCGGCATGCCGTAGATTTCCTGGTTAATATCCGGATTCATCAGGTGGCACACTTTGCCAGGGCGAAACTGGAACGCGTCCTTGCCATCCTGCACATACCACCATGATTCAAGATCGCTTCCGCGTCGCATGTATTTCGCCAGGGCGTGCCGTAATTTAAGCGGTTCGCCGAGCATATTGCTTCTAAGCTCAAGGAATGCGTTACCGAACACAAACCAGTCCAGCGCCAGCGCCGAGAAATCCTGCCGGGAAAGCAGCGGGTGCGGGATGTAGCAACCGAGTAATACATTGCGCTTAAAGTAAAGCGCAGACTGATGCCAGGACGTTTGCCGGGCTGCTCTTGCCAGACCGTACCAGTCCACCGGGGTTTCATACCACCGTCCGTTATCAGCACAGTACATATTGTCCAGCAGGTCATGCCCGGTCAGGCGATAAGGACCATCAAATGTGAATGCACTGAGCGATGATTCTTTCCTGAGCGCATCAGCGAGATCAATGCGTGAACTCATGCGCACTTTTTTATTTTTTCTGCTCATCAGAACTCCATAACCGTGAAACGCTCGTTTTCTCCTTCGCCGCCAATCGGTTCGTTAATGACAGCAAGCATGGTTGCCCACGCAAGGTCGCCGTGGCTGATCCCCCTCGCGCGGTCCGTTTCGTAAGTGATAAAGCCGCCCGGTGTTTTCACCTTACGCACGGCGTTAAAGGCCGCGACCAGCTCGCGTTCGGCGCGATCGTATTCCCACCGCCCGGCACGCATTATTTGCAGCATTTTCAGTACCAGCGACCGTTTTGATGACAGCGTGAAGGTGTACGGAATAGCAGCAGGGAAAAACCGTTTCACTATCTGATAAACAGCCTCCCCGTTCCCGCCCGTCACATCAATGCCGATGTGTTCCACGTTGTAGCGATACGTGAACTCTTCAATGACTCTGGCCTGTTCTTCAAACTCCAGCCCCTGAACGCGTCGCGTCTCCACCGTTCGAAAACGGCCACCAGGAACAGCCGGAGGAACCACCACGGACACAGCGCCGCTGTCGCCGTTGCCACTACTGCCGTTTGCGTCATACCCAATCCATACCGGACGATTCCCCATCGGGCGGGGAGCAAAAGGTTTCCAGTCTTTCCAGTCGTCGTATCCGTCAACACCGCAGCCAATCAGGATATTCAGGTTAAATGCCGATTCCCCTTCGCGGACAAACTCACACATATAGAGATTGAGGAACTCGTCTTCGGTGTTTTCATCACGAATTTCGTCGATATCGGTGTGTTTCCAGCCGTGATTGACCACATCTTCCAGCGTGACAATTTGCCGCCACGTCCGGTCAGGGCAGATAAGCCCGTTATGCAGCGTTTTCCAGTCCACAGAAAAACGCTGGCGTTTATGCGTGGCCTTTTTCTCGTTCCAGCGGTCGCCGTTCCAGTAGGCGTATGCCTCGTGCGTTTCGGTGGATGGCGTAGAGAAGTAGGTGCGCCGCAGTCCGCTGAGGGTTGCCATAGCGCCAGCCACCTTGCGCAGTTCAGCAAAGCGACTGACCCAGAAAAATTCATCAAAATAAAAATTGCCCGTATAGGACTGTGCCGACGCAGCAGAAGTGCCGAGAAAATGCAGCTCTGCTCCGTTGGAGAGGATGATTTTATCGCCCCCTTTCAGCTCCACATCAACTTCAGCCGCGGCCTTCTGAATAATGCTTTTAAACTGGAACGCCTGACGACGCGACGCAGACAAAAAAATCTGGTTACGCTGGTAAGGTTGCGCCACATCGTCACGCAGCGCCATCAGCAGAGCTTCCTGTGCAAAATACCAGGTCGCCCCAATCTGTCGGGATTTCAGGATCATCCTGTTACGTATCCCGGCTTCCCTGCAAAGGGTCAGGGAGTCAAACCAGCCCCGCTGATGCCACTCCAGCCTGCTGATGATTTTTTCCCGCAGTGCGGCAATCTGTTCCGGCGTGAAATGATTTTTGAGTTTTTTCGCCCGGCCTTTCTTTCCTGTGACCGTCGCATCCGGCTGGCCATCATGCAGTTTTTTAAGCTGCCGGGTCAGCAGGTCTATTTCCTTAAAGTCACCGCCTGTTTTATTCTGTTTTTCAGTAAGCTGGATGAGGCGCGCATCGATGGACTGCGTGACACGCTGCACGGGTGGCGTTTCATCCCACTGGTCGCGTTTTTTCCACGCATAAATCGTGTTCGGGTTTATTCCCATCAGACGTGATATTTCTGCGGGCGGATAACCCTGCCAGTAAAGTTGCCGCGCACGCTGGCGCACAAAAGCGTCCTGAATCATTGCTCCCCCTGAGTAATTACAGGAAGATTACCCGCGCGCGAAACTGTTCTCCTTAACCCCCTGTTCTGGCCGTTTTCTTACAACAAAATCCCTTTGTATCAGCCTGTTACGCTTTGCCATCATGACTGAAGAACCAGTCAGAGGGGCAAAAACTATGGCTAATGAAAAAAAGACATCCCGCAAAAAGTTTCGCGTGGCTGTCTCCGGATCAACTGTTGATGGCCGTGAAATCAGTCCGGTGCATCTGCGTGAAGCCGCCGAGAACTTCAACCCGGATGTTTACGCTGCCCGCGTGAACGTTGAGCACTATCTCTCGCCATGCCCGTCAAGCGAATTTTCCGCAATGGGCGATGTCACCGCGCTGAGTACGGAAGATATTACGGAAGGCCCGCTGGCCGGACGCACTGCGCTGTATGCAGAAATCGAACCGACCGAGCGCATGAAGCAGCTTGTCGCTGACGGCAAGAAAATCTATTCCAGTATCGAACTGCACCCGCAGTTCTCCGTTAACGGGCGTGCCTATCTGGTCGGGCTGGCGATGACCGACACCCCGGCAAGCCTGGGCACTGAGCGCCTGAAATTCACGGCACAGCAGCGTCAGGCGGTGATGACGTTCAACAGTATCCAGGGTGAAGCACCGCTTATCTCCGAAGCCATCGAGTCTGAAATCATCGAAATGGCAGAACAACGCCAGGAAGAAGGCACCCAGTGGTTTAACCGCGTAATAGGGATTATTGGTCGTGGCCGCAAAGCGGATGACGCCAGTTTCTCCCGTATTCAGGAAGCGGTGGAAGGCGTTGCAACATCACAGGCCGACATTATCGACCGTTTTAATGTGCTGGAAACCCGCCATCAGCAGGACCGCCAGAAAATCACGTCACTGACCACAGAGCTGACAGCACTGAAGGAAAAACTGCGCACGCAGGACGGCGATCCGCAGAACCGCTTCACCGCAACGGGCGCAGCCTCCGACCAGCTGGCTGACTTCTGATAAGACAAAGGAGCAAATTTTTTATGAATCTGGTGATGTCAGATATTACCCGCAACAAGCTGGGTTGCTATATGGCGCAGCAGGCGTCGCTTAACAATATCCCGGTATCTGCACTGGTATCGCGATTTACCGTGGAACCCGCGGTGCAGCAGCGTTTTGAAAACGCCTCAAAGGAAAGTACCGAATTTACGAAAAGAATTAACGTGATCGGCGTGACCGACCAGAAAGGCGAAAAAATCCTCCTGGACACCACCGGGCCAATTGCGCGCACGAATATCAGTTATGACGGCATCAAACGCCGTAACCCGAATAACGTGATCGATATGAAGTCTCGTCAGTACCAGTGCGAACAGGTGAACTACGATACCTTTATTTCGTACCCACAGCTTGATACCTGGGCGGCCCACAGCGATTTTCAGTCCCGTATCAGTACACAGATCGCCCGGCAGGTAGCGCTTGATCGCATCATGATTGGCTTTAACGGCACATCCCACGCCTACGAGTCTGATTTTCACACCAACAAGCTGCTTCAGGACGTTAACGTGGGCTGGCTGGAGCACATCAGAACCGATGCCAGCGAGCGCGTAATGAATGACGTGACGCTGACCTCCCGCAACATGGACAACACTGTGGCGCACGCGGGTAAGTATGCGAATGCCGATGCTCTGGTACAGGATGCGCGCTCATCCCTGCTGGATGAATGGCACAAGGAAGCTGACGACCTCGTGGTGATTATGGGGCGCAACCTGTTTAACTCGCTGCGTCTGCCCGTGCTGAACAGCATCAGCGGCCAGAATCCCAATGCGGAATTACTTGCCGGGCAGCTCATCCTGTCATCGCGCACCATTGGCGGGCTGGGCGTGTTCCTTGCGCCGTTCTTCCCGGATGCAACGATGCTTATCACCTCGTTCAACAACCTGTCGATTTACTGGCAGAAAGGTTCAATGCGTCGCCTGATGAAAGACGAGCCGGAATACAACCGCATCGCCACCTACCAGTCCATCAATGACGCTTATGTCGTTGAAGACTATGGCAAGTGCGCGATGGTCACTGGCCTGAAGTTCGCCGACAGCTAATCAACTCACGGCGGGCATCATGCCCGCCTGTAACGGAGAGAAAAAATGATTACTCCTGCACAACAACACTGGCAGAACGTGATGGCACAGCGCGCAGGCCGGGCGAATGAAGGTGTGGACCACGCCGCGTGTACCGCGCATGAAGAGGTGCTGTATCGTCTGCGTCTGGCACAGGCCAGGCTAAAGGCCATACAGGCCAGAAGCGCGAAAGCCGCCATCAAAAAAGAGTTGTTGCCGGACTTTTCCGGCTGGATTGAGGGAACGCTGGAGGCTGACTGCGGGCAACAGGACGAAGTAATTGCCACGCTGATGGTGTGGGCGATTGACTGCGGCGATCTTCCGCTGGCGCTGCGTATTGGTGCATATGTGGTCCGTCACAACCTCATCATGCCGGATAACTTTGGCCGTACTGCTGCCACGGTACTGACCGAAGAAATCTGCAACCCGGTACTGACGCAGGCCGGGACGGATGCCGACGCGGATTTATCCGCCTTTATCGAACCACTGGACACACTTTGGGAAATTGTCGCCAACCAGGACATGCCGGACGAAGTGCGCGCCAAATTATGCAAGGCGTGTGCCTTTGCCCGTCGTGGCCTGACCGATGCAGACAACATGGCCTCATCACTGAAGCTGCTGCGCGAAGCGATGCACCTGAACCCGAACGCAGGTGTGAAACGCGAGATTGCAACCCTTTCCCGCGCCCTGAAAAAAGCCGATTCCGCAGCCGAACCAGAAGACGCCAGCGCACAGCAGGCGCAGGACGAAAGCAGCAAAAGTAAAAAGACAACGCGGAAGCCTGCAACACGAAAAACCACCGCGACGCAGAAGGCAAAGCGCGGTTAACGACTGACCCCGTCAGCGGGCGGCGTGCGCGGTGTTCCGGTTTGACTCCGTGACCGTTTACACCGCGCACCCACCGCCCGATTTTTTCAGGAGTGAACCCCATGAGTATGGTTGCCAGAACTAACCCCGGCCCCGCAGAGGACGACATCACCGATACCGATGATGGCGACACTCGCATTTCAGCGGGTGCATTCTGGCCGGATATTGTGCTGCGTGAGCTGCGTCTGGCGGTACGACTGACGGGCCGCGTGACCACCTCCCGCCTGCTGCATACCGCCACCGGGGCCATAGCACACGTTACCCGCGAACTGGAAGCATGGCAGCAGGAACAACAGGCGGCTGGCTATCAGACGCTGGCCGATGTTCCGGCCCCTGTAATTAACGGAGAAAGCGTCAATCTCTGGCACTGGCGCAATGCTGTTTATACCGCCACACGCGCCCTGATTCTGGAGCGTTACCGCGATGCGGACACAACGGACAAGGGCGACCGCCGGGCGGACGCACTGGATATACAGACATCGGATTTGTGGCGCGATGTGAGCTGGGCCATCTCTGACATTCTGGGACGACCGCGAATGTTTGCGGAGCTGTGCTGATGAAAGTGAAGGCACTGGAAGGCGACACCGTGGATTCGCTCTGTTTCCGGTACTACGGCACGACACAGGGCGTCACCGAAAAGGTGCTGGATGCCAACCCCGGACTCTGTCAGCAGGTATTTCTGGACGCCGGGCAGGAAGTGGAGATGCCGGAGCCGGAGAAGAAGAAACGAGAAATGATTCAGTTGTGGGGGGAGTAGCAGTGAGCACCATTCAAACAGGGATCACAGAGCAGGTTATTGCGTGGCTCTTTGACCACCTGCCAACGGTGTATGCAGTAGGCGCGGCTGTCAGCATTTCCGCGCTGATGAGTCTTTATGACGGACGAACACTGGTTCAGACCGTAACGGGATCGCTGGCGTGCGGCGTTCTTGCCATGGCCGTGGCCGGGTCGCTGCGCTTCTTCGGGATCCCTGAGGATGCAGTGACGTTTTTTGGTGCCTCAATCGGTTTTATGGGCGCAGAGAAAGCACGCGACAAGGTTATTGCAATATTTGATCGCAGGGTGAAGGAGAGGAACGAATGAGCAACACATTTAAATTCAGCAGCCGAAGCGAAAAGAATTTGCAGGGTGTAAATCCTGATCTGGTGAAAGTGACCCGACGGGCGCTGGAAATCTCGGAAGTGGATTTTGGTATCACCGAAGGATTGCGCAGTCGTTATCGTCAGAAGCAGCTCGTGACCACAGGCAAGAGCCAGACCATGAACAGTCGCCATCTCACAGGGCATGCCGTGGATGTTGTGGCTTATGTTGGCAGCCAGGTGTCATGGGAATGGCCGCTGTACGAAAAAATCGCAGCAGCATTCAGACAGGCCAGCCGGGAACTGAATATTCCGGTGGAATGGGGCGGCGACTGGAAGACCCTGAAAGACGGACCGCATTTTCAGTTACCACACGGAGCCTATCCGGCATGAAGCTCTGGCCCACGCTTGGCGTCGCTTTCCTTCTGATTGCCGCATGGGGAACATCCATGCGTCTGTCGTGGTCGCTGGGCCGGGAGAACGCCAGAAACGAAGCGCAGGCCAGCACCCTGAAAAGTACCGTCGACACACTGAATATCATCAGCGCCGGGGTACAGGATATGCAGCAGGTGCTGGCTCAACTCCGCGCGGACAATCAGCAACGCAATCAGGACGGAGAGGTAAGACGTGAACAGCTACGCAACGATATTGCAAAAGATGAATGCGCCCACGCTTTGCCTGACGCTCGTTTTACTGACAGGTTGCGCAGGCACGCAGAACGCGCCACGGCCAGCGCCGTCAGTCCGGCTTATACCGCAGACGCTGACCATGCCGGTAACGCCTCCCCCCTTCCCTGACCAACCCACATGGGGAAACCTCGGAATATGGGGCGACCGCCTTCTGGATGCACTGGAAACCTGTAACGCGGATAAACGGGCCATTGCTGAACTGGATAAGAGAATAGCCGAACTGACACACCAGACGGGAGTAACACAATGACCAGTAAGAACTTTGCACTGATTACAGCCATGACACAGGCTGAACTGACTCAAAAGGTGAATGAACATCTTGCGAAAGGGTGGCATCTTCAGGGGGAGACGCGGGTTGCCTACGAACCCGGCACCCCGTGGTATCTAATGCAGGCAATGGTGGCCGATGGCACTACAGACATCTCACCTGATTCCCCCCAGCACGGCAGCGTGCCGGAGTGGTATTACGTGGTGGTACTTGCTGGTCAATCCAATGCCATGTCATATGGTGAGGGAATGCCGCTGCCGGATTCTTACGATGCGCCCCACCCACGCATTAAGCAACTGGCCCGTCGCAACACAGTGACTCCCGGTGGTAAAGCATGCGCATTTAACGATATTATTCCGGCCGACCACTGCCTGCATGATGTGCAGGATATGAGTACGCTGAATCATCCGAAGGCAGACCTGAGCAAAGGGCAGTACGGCTGTGTCGGCCAGGGGTTACATATTGCCAAAAAACTGCTCCCGTATATCCCGAATAACGCGGGGATCCTGCTGGTACCATGCTGTCGTGGTGGTTCGGCATTCACCCAGGGCGCGGAGGGGACATTCAGTGCGGACACGGGGGCCAGCCAGGATTCGGCACGCTGGGGTGTGGGTAAACCGTTATATCAGGACCTGATTTCGCGCACGAAAGCCGCATTGCAGAAAAACCCAAAAAACATGCTGCTGGCCGTATGCTGGATGCAGGGCGAATTTGACATGAGCGCCGCTACGTACTCACAGCAACCTCCGCTGTTTGCGGCCATGCTGAAACAGTTTCGTGCGGACATTACCGAGTTTAACACGCAGTGTCATGGAGGCAGAGCGGCAAGTGTGCCATGGATTTGTGGTGACACGACGTATTACTGGAAAAACACCTACGGCACGCAGTACGACACCATTTACGGGGCGTACAAAAACAGGGAGAGCGACAACGTTTTCTTTGTGCCATTCCTGACCGATGGTAGTGGCAACAATACCTCCACCAACGCACCAACGGAAGATCCGGATGCTGCAAGTGAGGGATATTACGGTTCGGCATCCCGAACGAACAAAAACTGGGTATCATCAAATCGCCAGACGCATTTCAGTTCATGGGCGCGCAGGAGCATTATTCCGGATCGTATGGCAACCGCTATTCTGAACGTAGCCGGTCGCACCTTAGCCTTCATCAGTGGTAAGGCACCGGAAATCAAACCCTCGCCCGGCGGCGACACGCCATCGGGGCCGTCTGAAGATGCATCCGTACGCACAATCTCCCTGTTGCCGACAGCCGGAGACGCTGCTGCGCAGGGCTGGAGCATTAAGAATGGCGGAATTCAGTTGTCAGAGGGTGTATTTAAGATCACCAAGCAGAGCAATAAAGCCTGGTCCCTGACGCGCCCGGTGGATGACGCAGTCTCCCTGCTGACACGGGGTGGCAGACTGAGCTGTAAGTTTCGACTGTCAGGCGCACTGACCAACAATCAGTTCGGTCTGGGAATTTATCTGTATACCGATGTAGCGTTACCTGACGTCGTGGCGATGACCGGGACTGGTAACCCGTTCCTGATGTCGTTCTTCACCCAGACCACAGACGGCAAACTGAATCTGATGCATCACAAGAAAGCAGGAAACACAAAGTTGGGCGAGTTCGGGAATTACAGTAACGACTGGCAGACGCTGGAGCTGGTGTTCACCGCCAGCAGTGCCACGGTTACTCCGAAACTGAATGGAGTGGCTGGCCCGGCATTCCAGGTCATAAAAGACAGTCTGACACTGGGGCTGAATGCACTGACGCTGACGGATATTACCAAAAATGCAACGTATGGCGTTGAGATAGAAAGTCTGGTGCTGGAAATAAATAGTCCTGCAGCGTAAGGAAGAACAGGAGAGCAAAACAGATGCTTAAGACAAACAGCCTCCGGAAGGGCATGATTCATGGGTGTCGCTGGTGTCAGGCCAACCCGGAAAAATTCACCATTTTCGTGGAGAGCGGCAACATTGAAACGACCGGAGAAACGCCCTCGTTTGTTTACCGCTATCAGATGGTGATGTTTGTCATGGATTACGCCGGGGAGCTGGACGACCTCACGCTGCCGCTACTGGCGTGGTTATCCGAAAATCAGCCGCAATTGTTGCTTAATCCGGAGCGTAATCAGGACATCAAATTCTCCGCCGTTATCAATGACGATGACAGCGCCGATCTCCTGTTTACGCTCACTCTGCGGGAACGCGTTCGCATCACGCGCAGCAGTCAGGGGGCACCGCAGGCAGAACACCTGCAGGAGCCAAAACCCCGTCTGCCATCTTCCGAAGGCGACTGGTCGCATGTATTCCAGGATGTGACGTGGGGTGAAAGCGATGGATAAGGCATTCACCCGCGTGGATGAAACCTTTGAGGCTATCCGCGACAGCCTGAATCAGCAGGCCATCAATAACATCGCCAGAAAGCTGGCACAGGATTTACGCCGCGCCCAGCAGGCGCGTATCCGGTCACAGAAAGCGCCGGACGGGACCGCGTGGACACCACGCAGACGCCGCGTAACCCGGATACAGGAGCGCATTCGCTTTATCTGGAATAACGAAGCACGCACGCTGAAAAACTGGCATCACGACACGGGGAAATACGGGCGAACCATTACCGGGTGGGATGAGGATAAAAACAATATCCGCACGTTTTACCGGGATGACATCGACCGCTTTCTGGAAATACGCACCCGGCGCATCAACCAGGACAGCACAAAGCGCGTCCCCATGTTCGTAAAACTGCGCACCGCCCGCTACCTGAAAGCCCGTGCAGATGCTTCCGGTGTGACGGTGGGTTACAGCGGCGTGGCCGCACGTATTGCCCGCGTTCATCAGTTCGGTGAGCGCGATCAGGTTGCGCCGGGCATTTTCACCGATTACCCGGTACGTGAGCTGTTGGGCATCAGTCAGGCAGATGAACGCCTGATTTATAACACGGTGCTGGGCCGGATTGCGGAGGCTGTACGGTGAGCGCAGAACTCATGCGACTGCTGAGCAACATCATCCGCACTGGGATCATCTCTGAAGTTGATGAGAAGTCCTGGTGCGTGCGCGTTCGCAGCGGCGAACTGGAAACAGGCTGGTTGCGCTGGAACACCACGCGCGCGGGAGCCTTCAATGTGTGGCTGCCGCCATCACCCGGCGAACAGGTGGTAATTGCCTGCATTGGCGGCAACCCGGAAACCGCCATGATAATTGGCAGCCTGTGGAGTGATGCCAATCCGGCCCCCGGCAAAAGCCTGAAAGAAATCGTGGTCAGCGCGCCGGATGGCGCGGTGTTCCGCTACGACGCGGACGCAGGCGCACTGAGCGCCAGCGGCATGAAAACGGCCACCCTGCAGGCATCCGTCAGTGTGACACTGGACACGCCCGTCGTGGAATGCACAGACCTTCTGAGAACGGCGACGCTTGACGTCACAAAAGGGGGAAAGATGAGCGGCAATATCACGCACAGCGGCGGCAATTTCACCTCAAACGGCATCACAGTGCATACGCATAAACACGGTGGCGTTAAAGGTGGCAGCGATTCGACAGGAGGCCCGCAGTGACAACCCGCTACACAGGAATGAACCCGGACGGAACGGGAAACCTGAACGATATGGAGCATCTGAAACAGTCAGTCAGGGACATCCTGACCACCCCGCTGGCAAGCCGGGTTATGCGACGGGAATATGGCAGCCTTGTGCCCGATTTAATTGACGAACCCATGAATAACACCACTCGTCTGCAATGCATGAGTGCTGCCGTGATTGCGCTGACACGATGGGAACCCCGCATTGCCCTGGACGCCATCGACGTTGTCTGGAAGGCAGGAGGCCGCGCCGGGGTGACGCTGTCGGGCACTGTCATGCAGACCATGCAGAATGTTGAATTAACCATCACGCTGAGGGAGTAAATCATGCCTGCCGTTGACCTTTCCCAGTTACCGGAACCCGCCATCATCGCGGAGCCTGACTTTGAGGCAATTCTGGCTGACACAAAGGCCATGATGATTGCGTCCTATCCTGCCGAACAGCGTGAAGCCGTCTCCGCCGCGCTGGAGCTGGAATCGGAACCCCTGAACGTTATCGCCCAGACAACAGCGTTTCGTGAAATGCTGTTACGCCAGCGGGTCAATGAGGGGGCACGCGCCTGCATGTTAAGCCACAGCGCCGGGACAGACCTGGACAACCTCGCGGGCAATATGAACACAAAGCGCCTGACCATCACTCCGGCAACGGATACCGCCGACGCAGTGATGGAAAGTGACACCTCGCTGAGACTGCGGGCGCAGCGGGCGTACGATGGCCTGAGTGTTGCTGGCCCGTCAGGTGCATACGAGTATTTTGCCCGCAGCGCCAGCGGTCTGGTGCGTGATGCGCGGGCTATCAGTCCGTCTCCGGCAAATGTGACGGTTTCCATCCTGTCCACTGAAGGCGACGGCACAGCAACGGAGGCGTTGCTTAATACCGTTCGCGCCGTTCTGAATGCAGAGGATACCCGCCCGGTGGCCGACCGCCTTACTGTACAGAGCGCCAGAATCGTGACATGGCGGCTGAATGCAAAACTGTACTTTTACCCCGGCCCGGAATCCGAACCTATTCTGGCGGCGGCTGAATCGTCGTTCAGGAAGTGGCTGGCTGAGCAGGGGCTTATCGGTCAGGACGTGGCGTTGTCCGCCATTGCTGCCGCACTGCATGTGCACGGTGTGCAACGCGTGGAGATAATCGAACCCACACAGAATATGGCCATCAGCGACATACAGGCGGCGCGCTGTGAGTCGTTCACCATCAGCGAAGGTGGGCGCAATGAGTAATTCACTGTTACCACCATCAGCCAGCAGTTTCATGCGTTGTGCCGAAGCTGTCGGAACGCGCATTACAGACATCCCGGTAGACCTCAACACGCTGTGGTCGCCGGACACCTGCCCGGTGCACCTGCTGCCTTATCTCGCCTGGGCATTTTCCGTTGACCGCTGGGATCGCAACTGGCCGGAAGAGACAAAACGACAGGTGATTCGTGATGCATGGCTGATACACCGACACAAAGGGACCATCAGCGCACTGCGCAGGGCCATTGAGCCGCTGGGATACCTCATTCGCGTGTCTGAGTGGTGGGAGTTCGGCGGAGAACCGGGAACATTTACCGTTGAAGTCGGCACACTGGACAGTGGCGTGACGGAGGAAATGTATCTGGAAATGGAGCGGTTGATTGCTGATGCCCGTCCGGTCAGCCGCCACATGACAGGGCTGAATATCATTCAGGAAATTCCGGGGGATATTTTTGCAGCGGCGGCAACTTATGACGGTGAAGTTATTACCATTTATCCGGACGATTAAGCATGAGTACCACAACACGAAAATTTAAAACCGTTATCACCGATACAGGTGCCCAAAAATTAGCTCAGGCAGCCGCGCCAGATGGTAAGCCTGTCCGCCTGACTCATATGGCCGTGGGCGACGGTGGCGGCGCGTTGCCCACACCAGACAGTAAGCAGACCCGTCTGGTGCATGAGGTGTGGCGACACACTGTTAATCGCGTCATCCTGGACGCAACACATCAGAACCGCATTATTGCGGAGCTGGTTATTCCTCCAGAAACGGGCGGATTCTGGATCCGGGAAATTGGTGTGTTTGATGAGCACGGCGATTTAATCGCGGTGGGCAATACTGCCGAAAGTTACAAGCCAGCCGTTGCCGAAGGGTCCGGACGTGCACAAACATTTCGCACCATTCTGACCGTATCCAGCACTGCCACTGTGGCGCTTACCGTGGATAACACCATGGTGATGGCCACAGTGGATTACGTGGATAACAAACTGAAAGAGCATGAACAGTCACGACGTCACCCGGATGCCTCGCTGACCGCAAAAGGCTTTGTTCAACTCAGTAGCGCCACTAACAGCGATTCTGAAACGCTGGCTGCAACGCCGAAAGCGGTTAAGGTCGCGTATGATCTTGCTAACGGAAAATATACAGCGCAGGATGCCACAACAGCGCGAAAAGGCCTTGTCCAGCTTAGTAGTGCAACCAACAGTACATCTGAAACGCTGGCGGCAACATCAAATGCAGTAAAAGCTGCCTATGACAATGCTGAAAAACGTCTGCAGAAAACTAAGAATGGTGAGGATATCTCTGATAAAGACACCTTTACGAAAAATATCGGTGCCTGCCGTGCATATAGTGCAGAGCTGAATATTGGTGGAGATAGTGAAGCATGGACAACTGCGCAGTTGATTTTTTGGCTAGAGAGTCAGGGGGCATTTAACCATCCTTACTGGATGTGCAAAGGCTCATGGGCTTATGCAAGTAATAAGGTCATTACAGACACAGGTTGCGGAAATATTTGTCTTGCAGGTGCTGTTGTGGAAGTTATTGGCACCCGCGGCGCAATGACCATACGCATTACCACACCGAGTACATCCAGCGGTGAAGGCATCCCTAATGCTCAATTTACTTATATTAATCATGGTGATGCTTATGCTCCTGGCTGGCGAAGGGACTATAACTCCAGAAATAAGCCAACGGCATCAGAGATCGGGGCGTTACCGTCAGGTGGAACAGCAGTATCATCAGTTAATCTGTCTTCAAAAGGTCGGGTAACCGCGCTGACAGACAATACGCAGGGGGCAACAGGTCTTGAGTTATACGAGGTGTATAACAACGGATATCCAACAGCGTATGGAAATATCATTCACCTGAAAGGGATGACAGCCGTTGGCGAAGGTGAGTTACTCATCGGCTGGAGTGGTACAAGCGGTGCTCATGCTCCGGCATTTATTCGTTCACGACGGGATACGACCGACGCAAACTGGTCGCCGTGGGCGCAGCTTTACACCTCGGCTCATCCTCCTGCAGAGTTTTATCCAGTCGGTGCACCAATCCCGTGGCCATCAGATACCGTTCCGTCTGGCTATGCCCTGATGCAGGGGCAGACTTTTGACAAATCTGCATACCCGAAACTTGCAGCGGCTTATCCGTCAGGCGTGATCCCTGATATGCGTGGCTGGACGATTAAGGGCAAACCTACCAGTGGTCGGGCCGTATTGTCTCAGGAACAGGACGGCATTAAATCGCATACCCACAGCGCCAGCGCATCCAGTACGGATTTGGGGACGAAAACCACATCGTCGTTTGATTACGGCACTAAAACGACCAGTTCATTTGATTACGGCACAAAAACTACGAATAGCGCTGGAAATCATTCACACAATATACCTGTTGGTCACACTGGCGCGGGGAATGGTGTATCAGCCGGTTTTAACGCTGCGTTAGGTACTGGTACCACGTCGAGCGCAGGCGAGCATGCTCACAATGTATATATCGGTGCCCATAACCACACTATCGGCATTGGTGCTCATGCCCATTCTGTCATTATTGGTCCCCACGGACACACCATCACCGTTAACGCTACGGGTAACGAAGAAAACACCGTAAAAAACATCGCATTTAACTATATTGTGAGGCTTGCATAATGACATTCAGAATGAGTGAACACTCACGGACCATAAAAATTTATAATCTACTGACCGGAACCAATGAGTTTATTGGTGAAGGTGATGCATACATTCCACCTCATACAGGTCTGCCTGCAAACAGTACCGATATTGCCCCGCCAGATATTCCGGCTGGCTTCGTGGCCGTTTTCAACAGTGATGAGGCATCGTGGCATCTCGTTGAAGACCATCGGGGTAAAACGGTTTATGACGTGGCATCAGGGGACTCGTTATTTATTTCTGAACTCGGTCCATTACCGGAAAATGTTACCTGGTTGTCGCCGTATGGAGAGTATCAGAAGTGGAACGGCACATCCTGGGTGAAAGATGCAGAAGCAGAAAAACTGTTTCGGATAAGGGAGGCGGAAGAAACAAAAAACAGCCTGATGCAGGTAGCCAGCGAGCATATTGCGCCACTTCAGGATGCCGTAGATTTGGATATTGCAACGGAGGAAGAGGCATCGTTACTGGCTGCATGGAAGACATACCGGGTATTGTTGAATCGTGTTAATACAGCGGTAGCAGCGGATGTTGAGTGGCCAGTCGCCCCACAATAAAAAGAAAAAGCCATCGATAGAAATATCGATGGCTTTATGTACTCTATTTATACAATACAGCACCGCTCTTTTTAGTTATATATGTGCAGTTCGATGGTATATCTTTATTTATAAAAGACATTGCACCTATTTTTACATTATCCCCAATTTTACGGGATAATCCAATGATGCAACAATTAGCTCCGATATCAACGTTGCTACCAATTTTTACTCTTGAACCAGGCATGTCACCATCTATCTGTCCAATGGTAGTATTCTGTCGTAACACCAGATTTTCACCAGCATCAACAGCAAAATGAACAACAATTCCAGCATGATGGGGAATTGTTAACCCTTTTCCAATATTTGCGCCCAATCCAATTTCACAACCAAATTTGTTAATTATTTTACTGTTTAACTTTTTGGCTGCTTTCTTATGTAATTTATTACCATTAATATACATTTCGTTAGCCAACCGCCACCAGAAAAGGAAATTCCGGTTACGCTGTTTTTTCTCTCTTAAAAGCCTCCAGATATCCATACGTTTCCGCCGAATTACTTCATATTTCCAGAAGTTTTTTAAATTAGTAGAGTCCCCAAATAAAACAAAGTGAATTGCCATTAAGTAAGACAGCACGATAATCTCCTTAATTATTATTTCAGACCACACATATTATAAGGTTAAGAGATTATAAAATCCTGTTGTTTGTTATTCAAAAACAATTTTCTGAGAAGGACATACAACAGCAAGTCGCCAGTCACCTTCATCAGGAAATTGGCGACATACGTTAAATCAGAGCAGCCCCTTAACTGAGCTGGTCGCGCTATTAAGGGATGATGTCACCTTATCTTTGAAGCCGGACAACATATCGCTGAACGATGAGGATTGCAGGCGCTCCCGCAAATCCTCATCACAGCGTTCAAGAGTCAGTGAAAATTCTATCTTTTTCGCCTTACCGTAGCGATCAAACTCGGAGCGGGTCGTATTCGTTTCGGTCAGGACATACATGCCGTAAATCTGCCCGACGCCATCAATCAGAGGCCAGGGCCGTCCTGTATACGCCTGCGTGGTCAGCAGAGACAGCGACACTTCGCCACCTGTAATTTCAGGATAAAGCACACCAGAAAGAACGATGCGATCATCACCTGCACCGATATACTGCCAGCTTGCTGAACGGTTAACGCGTTCATTTTTCACATGCCGCCAGCTTTTGTTTTGCTGTAACTGCTGATGCGGCAGCGTGCGCAGCTCAAAAACAAACATGCCATAGATCATCATCATGGCCATGACTCCTCAATCTTTATCGTAAAAACTGCCACGCCCGGCACGGGCGCGCCGTTCCATTTCTGCCCTGACCATTTCACCGACCAGTTTCGCCAGTTCGCGGGGATTCTGCGTAACAACGTTATGCAGATGAACATGAATTTCACCGCCAAATCTGGAGACAGCAGGCTCCCGATTACGGGAAGCTGCAGGAACTGATGCCACTGGCGATCGTATGGCCTCCGCCACCGGGCGGGAGCTGGCCGCAACAACAGGGACCAGCGCCGGAGGCAGCGGAGCCGGGACTACGGGTGTGATATTAATTGCGGGGGCAGGCTTACTGACCTGCGCAATCTTCCGCTCCTGCCACTCCCCACGAACAGCAAGTGCGCGGGGCAGGTTCTTAAAGACAATATCGCCAGGGCCAATGCGTTTTTTCGTCTCATCAACCAGCTTACCTGTGTTATCAGCAATTTTGCTGAGTCTGCGTAGCGTCCCGGTATTGCTGTCTGTGAGCGGTTTGTTGTCTTTGGGTTTATCACCTCCGGTGCCATTGCCATTTTCCACAGGCTTCGGCGGATTGATTTTCGCCAGGTCCCCCTGAAGTAAGGCAACCTTATCCTGAAGAATGGCCGCACGCTGTGCGTCTTCGATTTTCTTGCGCGCCCTTTCCGCTTCATCCGGAAGGACGCCAAGTTTTTCAAGTATCCACGCCAGCGTATCCAGTAGCATTTTTGCAGGTGTCAGAACAAGTTGTAACGCACCGCCAAGAACGTTACCGAATATCTCGCCAGCACTGGTACATTTATCCAGCGTTTCCTTGCTGGACTCCATCGGTGACAGCAGCGATTTAAACCAGTTAAACACCTGGCTGATCCCGCTTCCGATTGCGTCAAAAACAGGGCCAAACCGTTCAAAGGTTTCACGCAACGGGTTCAGCCTTTCCATAATCCCGCTGAACACCCCGGCAAAAAATGCCCTGATGGGATCCCAGTATTTCCAGATAAGGACGGCAGCTCCGGCAAGCGCAGCCACGATAAGACCAACCGGACTGAACAGCGCCCCGATAGCGCCTCCCAGTAAAGAAACGGAACCCGTCACCATTCCCCATAGTGCTGGCAGGACCCTGACAGCATTCATTGATCCGGTCAGGAGAGAAAAACCAAGACGCAGTTTTGCCAGCGGACCAGCAAGCACACCAATAGCCAGCGACAACGAGCCAACCGTTGCAGTCATTGCCAGCAACGCACCGCCTGCTATCAGTAGCTGGCGCGTCAGTGCCGGATGGGCCTGCGCCAGCGCCGTCACCCTTGATACCACCCGCGTGAGCCACTGCGTGACAGAACGCAGCGGACCGTCAATCAGATCTGCAATGCGGATGCGCAACCCTTCCCATGCACTGCCGAGTGATTTCAGATCGCCGTCAAGGTTGTTGGCCATAACCTTTGCTGTGCGTTCAGCCTCACCGCGCGCGCCTTCAAGTTCTTTTCTCAGTTTGGGTAAGGAACCGTCACCCACTGCATCAACGAGCGCCATAAACGATGTGAAAGCCTCTTCTCCGGCAATGTCCTTAAAGAACGATACCCGGTCAACTTCCCCGTATTTGCGGGTGGCTTTATAAAGGTCGGCCAGCACATCCTCCATCGGGCGCATTTTACCCCCGGCATCCGAGACGGACACGCCCAGCTCTTTCAGAGCTTCTGCCGCCGCCTTTGGCGGTGATGCCAGACGAGCCAGGCTGGCACGCATTGCCGTCCCGGCATCACTCCCTCTGATACCCATATTCGCCAGCACACCAGCCATCGCTGCGGCCTGCTCCAGCGATATTCCCAGCTTACCCGCCACCGGACCTGCATATTTCATGGTTTCGCCCAGTGCGCGAAGGTCAGTGTTGGTACGGGTAAACGCTGCGGTGAGTGTGTCACCGACCCGGTCCATCTGGTCAGCAGAAAGGCCGAACTGCGTCAGGATATTTGAGCCAATATCTGCCGTCTCGCCGAGATCCATACCGCCAGCCGTTGCCATGCTCAGCACTCCGGGAAGCGCAGCCTGAATGGCCTGCGGTGTGAAGCCTGCCATTGCAAGAAATGCCTGCCCACTGGCGGCATCGCCTGCGGTGAACTGCGTTTCAGAGCCAAGTTTTAACGCCTGCTCACGCAGCGCCTTAAACTGCGGGCTGTTCTGGTCGATTCGCGTCAGCGCCTGAACGCGGGACATCTCTTTGCCGAACCCGATCGCGGGCTGCAAAAAACGCCCGGCAGCATAGCCGCCCGCCGCTGCCGCACCAATTGCCAGCGCACCACCTGTTTTCAGTTTTCCCGCGGTTTCCTGCGCGCGCGAATACCGCTCACGCGCCCGCGTTACACGCGCAAGCGCCTGCCGTTCGCGTTCAAGCTGGTTGTTGTATTGTTCGGTGCGTCTGATGGCCTGCTGGATGGTGTTATCGCTGCCTGTCAGGGAAATGCCGTGGCGTTTCAGCTCTCCGCCAAGTTCCCGCATTTTCTGAATTTCCCGTGTGCGCGATTCATTCAGGCGTTCAAGCCGGGTGCTTAACTGCTGCATCAGCTTTTGTTGTTTTTCGCTGAGCACTGTACCCGTGCGTTGTAACTGATTAAGAGCGTTAAGCTGGCGTCGTGCTTTCAATATGCCAGCATCCGCTTTACTGACAGCGTCACGGGCGCGCTCAAATGAACGCGCCTGACGCTCGAGATTTTTGATCGCCCCCTGCGTTCGCTGGATGGAGTCACCAAACTGCCCCATCAGGCGGCGGGCGTTTTCGGCAGGCCGGGTCAGCCTGTCAACGGCGCTGAAAGCGACCCGGATATCAAGAGTCTTCATTATCTGCATTCCCGCTGCGAAGTGCCGCCCGCTCGCGCCAGCTAACCACTTCGCCGGGCGTCATCATGAAGATTTCGGCGGGCGACCAGTTAAAAATGGCGGCAATATCCGCCACCAGATCTTCGATGTGCTCAAAGCACACCAAGGTGATTACGCTGCCGTCTCCTGCACGCTCTTCGCGCCAGAGTCTGGCTCGCTCATAAAATTTACAGCCACAGCGCACAACTGAATAAAATCGCGTGACGACATTTTTTTAATCATCACTTCATCCAGTCGTGGCGAGGTCACGCGAGGCAACAGCGTAAACATGGTATCCGCTTTCAGATTCAGCACATCAGACAGCGACAGACCACGCAGGGATCCAGCCTGCTCAATAGCCCCGGTGATCTCCACATACGTGATTTTTTCGCCACCACGCTCAATTGGTCGGGTCAGTTTTACGCCACGTTCGACAGCCATATCCTCACCTGCCGTCACATCATCCGCCACGGTGTTATTCCGGGTTTCAGTATCGATGTCTTTCATCAGTTGTCTCCTTTTCAGTCAGAGGCGACGCACTGCGCCGCCTGCATATTACTTATCAGCCAAGCCCAAGCGCGGAACGGATACGGTCAGGCACAATGTCCTTGCCGTCCTTCCGGTAGATGTGGTTCAACAGGTCGATTTCCCACAGCGGGCGATCGTTAACGCTCAGCTTGTAGTAGGTGTTTTTGACAGCGTAAGTGTGTGATGTGGCTTCGCCCTGTTTGGCTTCCCCCATATCAATTTCCGTCACACGCCCGCGCATCTCGATTTCATACAGATCGCTTTCTGCATCGGTGTAGTATTCACCCGCAAAACGCAGCAGCGTGCCGTCAATCGTGCCACCATATTTAAGGAACAGCGCACGAACAGCTCCCCCCATGACAAAACTCGCATCAAGCGCGGAGTCGTCCAGACCGAGATCAATACTTACCGCCCCCATCATGCCACCACCACGATAGCTGTCGGTTTTGCGCGTCAGTTTGGGCGGCGTGACGGATGTCACTTTGCCCACTTCGTTTTCACCATCCACAAACAACGTAAAAAAGCGAAGATGTTTTGGTACAGCCATCAGGCACCTCCCAGCACCGCAAATGCGGGACCAAAGAATTCATCAGTAAACGTCTGGTAAAGCTCCATGTCTTCCAGTGGCGGAACGGGCGTATATTTGTAGCGAATACGCACACGTCCCTGACGTAAATTCGTGGTGCCGTTATCCACCACGTCATACCAGCACTCCGCGCCAATCAGTTTCCCGGCAGTAACCAGCGAATCCAGTTTTGCCCTGATGGCACTGATAACATCCTTCACGTTCGCAGGCGTCAGTGGACTGTCGATAGTTTCAAACTGCGCTTCCGCAATTGAATCAGCCAGCACCTGTGCGGTTCGGGTATACACCTCAAAGATGTAGGCGTTCGTTTCCGGTGTGCGGTTGCCCCAGAAGCGGAACCCGTTGCGACGAATAATGGTCGTGATTTCTTTGTTGTTGAGGCTGTTGGCATCGCTGTCTTCGGCCTGCAACGACCAGAACACATGCCTCGACATCCCCAGCACATTTTTAACCGGAACGTTGGACAGTGATTTGTGCCACCCCTGATCATGGTCAATGTACGCACGAAGGCCGCACGCATAGGCAGGCGCGGGGAACGTTTCGTTTTTGCCACTTTTCGGGTTGTAGGCGATGAAGTCCGGCCATAAGAGCATCACCTCACGTTCGTTGAATTTCTGGCGGTAGGTAATCGCCTCAGCCATCGTGTTACAGCCGTGACATGAGGCATACACAAACGCGCGCAGTTTACCTGCAATCACGCACAGGGATTTTGTTACCGCCTCCGTGTCCAGCTCCGGCGCGGCCAGAATACGCGGACGGTATCCGATGCTTTCATCCTGCTCTGCAACAAGCAGCGCATACATCCCCGTATAGCTGCCGTCAGATTCAGAACCACCGATAACCAGTTGATCCTGCGTCTTTCCGTCTTCTTCTTTGTGTTCAGCCACGCGAACGACGATCACCTTTGTGCTCACCTGGTCTGCGATGGCCTTAAGCGCACGATAAAGCGTCCCCGTTGTTCCGCATTTTCCCAGCACGTCATTAACGCGGGTCAGCAGTGTGGGCTTGTTCAGCGGGAACAGCTTCGCGTCCGCATCATCCGCCGTTGCCACGATACCGATAACGCTGGAATCAACATCGTTAATCGCTGTTACCAGGTCGGTATTTTCCGTAACACGGGCACCATGAAAACGAGTTTCACTCATAGCTTCAGCCCCTTGTATCCGTTAAATGATTCGGCAACAATCATCACCCACCACGCGCGTAATCTCACCCCTGCGCCGTTCTCCCACCACGGCGACAACAAAAAGCAGTAACCCCCTCCGCACGCACATGCGACCATGCCGCACAGGGAGGGAACAGATGACCGACACCACCATGCAATTGCTCAGTCAGGGCACAGACCCCGTGAAAATGCCGGATTTTGATATTCTCGCGGAGGGTAAAACGCTGTCAGGCGTGGCAGAGCGCCTGATGAGCCTGTCACTGACCGACAACCGGGGATTTGAGGCGGACCAGCTCACCATCACGCTGGATGATGCTGATGGTCAGTTGCAGCTACCGCCACGGGGCGCGCGCCTGACGGTTCTCATTGGCTGGAAAGGAGAACCGCTGACAGAAAAAGGCACTTACATTGTTGATGAAATCGCTCACGAAGGACCGCCGGACAGGCTGACTGTTTCAGCCAGAAGCGCAGATTTTCGGGATGAATTTAACGTTAAACGTGAGGTGTCCTGGCATGATGTGACCGTTGAGCGCGTGGTATCCGCCATCGCTCATCGGTATGGTCTGAAACCGCAAATCAGCGAAATGCTGATGGATATCGAAATCGACCACGCCGACCAGACCGAAGAAAGCGATATGTCCTTCCTTACGCGCATGGCGGAAATGCTGGGCGCAATCACCACGGTAAAAAGCGGCAATCTGTTATTCATCATGCCAGGTGGTGGCGTGAACGCACAGGGCCAGCCGTTGCCATCGTTCGCCATCACACGCAGCAGCGGCGATCGCCATCAGTTCCGCATTGCTGACCGCGAGGCGTATACGGGGGTACGCGCTTACTGGCTTGATCTTAATTACGGGAAAAAGAAAAAAGTCAGCGTGAAACGCCGCAAACCGCCAAAACCCAAAAAGGAGAAAAGCAGCAGCCGTGAAGGTGATTATATGGAAGGCGCGGAAGGCAATGTGTTTGTGTTACGCAAGACTTATCAGAACGAGCAGGCAGCAAGACGCGCAGCGGCGGCAAAGTGGCAGCAGCTACAACGCGGAGCCGCATCATTTTCCATCACGCTGGCGCGTGGACGTGCAGAACTCTACCCCGAAATGCATGGCACGGTAACAGGATTTAAAAGCGAGATTGATAATCAGGACTGGATTATTGCAAAAGCCGAGCACACCATTGATAACAGCGGCTTTACCACGCAGCTTGAGCTTGAGGCAAAAATCCCGGAATGGATAGCAGAAACAGCGTGAATGTCTTAAATGTATTAGTTCAGATATGTACTAGCAATAAACATAGTTAGAAAGGCCGCTAACGCGGCCATATTAATTAAAACTCCAGTTACTAATATTGAGAAAGATAATCAGCGACTCCATCTGCAGGGTTTCGCCCACCAGTATAAATTGTGCCTAATTCTTGAGGTGTAACATATGTTGTAGGCCAAATGGCCATATTTTTAAAATAGTTATCTATTTTTATTCTTTGAAGTTCTTTAAAGAGATAATCTTCTAAGTCATTTCTTTTTAGACAGTTAACATAATAAGCAGCCGCACTTGCTACTATATCTACAATTTGTAATTGAGGATACTCTTGTGATGAATGGAATGTCAAAGAACGAGCTTTAATTGGCAATTCAAATTTTCTTCGATCATAACCATATGCCTCCGTAATTTTTGATATATCCATAAATTTATCAAAAATATCTTTCTTCTCTGTAATAGCTTTGGAATCGTCATGCTTAATATAAAAACCATTAGGGTATAATTTACCCCATTCTACACAGTGTCTAAAGAGGCTTGGTATAGATGGATCTAATGTGCTTTTCTCAACACCTTCCAATATATCATCAATATCGCTTCTGGTAATACTAATTCTGTTTATTATATCTGTGAATATCTTATCACTTGAGCATATCTTTAACTCATCAATTACCCTGTAAAATTCATCAATTGACTCAGTCGATTGGCTTCTGATCATATTCATAAAACACTGATACATTACCTCTGTTTTTTCCTCCCCACAGAAAGCAGGGAAACAGAAATAGTAAACATTAGACAGAGCTAGATTCTGTCCATTTATATAAAGATCTATTCCTCTATTAGAGCACCACGTCTCGATCAAAATATCAACAATCTTTGCTGTTAGCATGTATTTTTTATCGACCAAGTATATTTTAACATTCTCTTCATTGACATATTTGCTTTCAAGAAGCCTAATGATGCCATCCTGACCAGATTTTCTACGTCTAAGAGTTTTAAAGTGGGCTTCTGTTGGAGACTTGCTTCCGGTTAGTTCTAATGCCTTAAGCGCATCCTGTTTACTAATACTACTTGAACTTAAGGTAAAAACAGGTTGCAATGGATCGAGTAAATTTCCGCCAGTATTACCTGATTCATCAAAAAATATATCAGGCTTTATATACAACATTTTATTTATCTTTGCCGCTAAGTTTCTTTTTTTCTCATTTTCTCGCTTAATTTTATTATCTCGCCTACGTTGACTATTCTTTCCCATAAATACCTCACAATCTGAATTAGATATCCCAATTTAACGCATTAATAACATAATGTTATGATATCACACAATCAAAATAACGTGCTGATTTTAATGTATCAGGTTTGACTAGCTATTCTTTGATAAGCGAATAATAAGAATGTCAGCCCCTCAACTCAAAGCGGTTTAGTCAGTTGGAATCGGAGCTAGTAGAACTTAAAATAACAGAAGCACCACGTTAAGGGAGGTCTCTATGTTCCGTTGTCCGCTTTGTGGCGCATCTGCCCGTATCCGCACAAGTCGTCCGGAAAATGATTCAAACACCGTGCGGCAAAAGTATTACCAGTGTAACAACCTGGAATGCGGCGTATGCTTCTCAACACTGGAAGCCTTCCATAAATTCACATCAAAACACGCCTCCGCCGTTCACTCTTCAGAAGGTATCCCGTGGCATGAGCTGCCAGCTTCACACAGGGGAAACAATCAGATGAGTTTGCCTTTACCTCAGAACTAACAGGCAGAATTGCCGGATTAACAAAAAAGCGATAGATTACGCGCGGGTGCCTTTCGGCTGATGGTCGGAGGGAATACCCGAAGGCCAGATGTGGAAAGGCCCCGGAAAACATCTCTGTTTAACCGAGGCCCTAACCGCATTACCTTGACAAGTGAAAGGTTAGCGCCTCTCCGGAAAAGGAGCAAGTGCTATGTCGCAAAAATCGCTTACGGCCATCACGTTCTGCGTGACGGCAATCCTCATCATCTGGATGCTGCACGGTTCACTGTGCGAAATACGGATGAGCTTCTGGGGAGCGGAGTTTGCGGCGTTCTTACAGTGTAAGCAGTAA